AATATTTTTTTACAAACGAAATGAAAAATAAATAAATTGAAAACTTTTTTATATATTTTGATTTTGCAGTGTTGTTACCAAGGAATCAAGAGAATCGCAAATGGGTCAAAGCGCTTCAAAAAGTGCTTTAAAGCGTGAGTCAAGAAGAGAGTTGAATGAGTCAAAAAGAGAGTTGATTTATCGAGCAGAAGTGTGGATGGGAATAAAAACCCTCGAAGTTGAAGCGTTACAAAAGTCGACATTCGACGCTCAAAAAGATATTGACAAGATTAGAAGGCAGTTTCTGTGCCAATCTATTCTTCTCAAAGAGGCATTTGATGACCAGCTGAGACAGCAAAAACATGAGACTGAAGCGTTGAAACGCGAACTTGCAGAACTGAAACAACGAATGCAACGACTTGAATTTGTACTTGCTTCAAGCGCCGCGCTGGCTCAACCATCATCTGCAACGGCGGTGACTGTTGCTGCTGACAATACTGAACACTTTGTATAATCAATAGTAAATGAAAATAAAAAGACAAAAAACAAACCACAAAAAAAACAAATTGATTTTTTTATTATTAATTTTTTTTTTATTAAATTTGGTTGTTCAAAACACCATCATGCATTTATCCAAGGAGCGCCGAGGTTTGTTGAATAATACAATGAATCGCGAGATTAGCGAACGTGAACGAGACCTTTTTAGAAGAATACAGGCAGAAGAGGTGGCGAAAGAAGCGACAGCGGCGACAGTAACGACAACAACACTTTCATTGCCCATTCCAACAGGAAGGGCGACATCAATGACATTCTATTCAAGGTCCAATCCATTTTACCATCAGTGGACAATTGATAAAGACAGAGCACAGTGGTATCCACTGAAATTCGACAAGGATGTTGCGAATGGCGCCATTGTCACTATTCGCACATTTTCAACCAACTTTATCAATGCGATGGATGCTCTACATTGCATTATGACAAATGCGAAATGCATAACCGACCGCGAATACGAACAAACATACAAGCGAGTCTTCAGCGCATCATTCAGCATTGGTAGGTTCTATTTTGAATGGGAGAAAACCCATTTCGGAGTGACAAAGGTTTGCGACAAATGGCACAATTCTGTTTTGAATGAATGAATAATTAAAAATAAAACAAAAAACAAAATGAAAAACAAAATCAAAACAAAATGAAAAACAAAATCAAAACAAAATGAAATAAAAAGATTTCATTTTTTTAATGAAAAAGTATTCAAAATTGGAGAAAAGTATTAAAAAAAATAATGAAAAAAATATAAATTGAAAACCTTAAAACTTATTTTACATCCATCAGTGTTTCACATCCAAGTTTACATCGAATAATGGAATTCATTTCTACCACCGCTGCCAACATCGGTTCATCTGTTGCTGCTGCTGCTGCTGTTGCACAGTTGGTCGGCAATGAAGTTGAATCTTCTGCTCCCGTTCAAGCCGTTCAAGCCATCAAGAAACTCACCACTGGTCAAATCATCAAAAAAATGCAAGGTCTCGAATCCGCACTGTCCAATCTGAAGGAGCAGCTCATTGCTTCATGCGTGATGGACAAGAACGGCGAGCCAATTCAAAAGATGAGAAAAGAACAAAAAGAAAAAGAAACAAAAGAGCCAAAAAAAGAAAAGAAGGAGAAGGAGCCGAAGGAGAAGGAGCCGAAGGAGAAGAAGGAAAAAAAAATAAAAGAAGTTGTCATCATCGACGAAGATGAAAAGAAACAAAACAAAATCCCAATGCCGTGGACCGGTGTTGCGGATTTCGAAACATGCGTTGCGCTGAAAACTCAGTACGGCTTGTTCATCCAGTGCGGCAAACCCCAAGACATGTCAGAAAATGGTTTGATACAGTTCTACCATGATGGCAAGTCGGTTGTTAGCCAATCAAGTCGTGATGGCAAAGCGTGCGGTTTTTGCGCCGACTGCTTTGCAAAGTGTGACGTGCATGGTGACCATCCTATCGGAACGGTTCAAGACCGCCTTGCATCTGCCGTTGGACAATTCGTTCACATCGAAACCGGCAAAAAAGAGAGTCACTACCTCGATGTGCTTACCAAAATGAACATTACCAAAGAAGAAGCGCTTCAAGCTGCTGAAAAACGCGGAGTCCAAATTCCTGACTGGATGTTTGAACCCGTTGAAAAGAAACGCGGTCGTCCTGCCAAGATGGATGTGGCGTCAACAGCCGAAAAGGCTGAAAAGCCAATCAAGGAAAAGAAGGAAAAAAAAGAGAAGAAGGAAAAGAAGGTTGCAAGCGTGGAAACAGCCGACACTCCCGAAAAGGAATCCGCCAATGGCGGCGGCGAAGGTGCTGTTGAAAAGAAAAAGCGCGGCCGTCCCGCAAAAACTGTCCAGCAGTCCAATGTTGGCGAGGATGACATGCGCCAACTTATTTTGCAAGCTACGGCTGCAAAGAAAAAACGTTTGTCATTTGACCCGAGCGAAGCGGAAATCGCTCCTGTTCCCATTCAATTTGACGACGACGAAACATTGTCGGCGGTTTCAACAGAAGAAGAAGCTGCATCTGCATCTGCCGTTCCCGCTGGAAATGTTGATGAAGTTGAAGTGGATGAAGATGGTTTCTTCAACTTTGTTGACGATGAGGAAGCGGAAGCGCAACAAGAGCAGCAGCAAGTTGTGGAAGCGGTTATTGCTGCCCCAGTAGAAGCTGAAAAGAAGAAGAAGGAAAAGAAGGAAAAGAAGGAAAAGGTGGAAAAGGTGGAGAAGGTGGAGAAGAAAGACAAAAAGGAAAAGAAGGTGAAGGCTGACAAGGGTGAGGGTGAGGAAGCTGCTGGTGACAAGAAAGAGAAGAAGTCGAAAAAGGCTGAGAAGAAAGAAGAAGCCCCGAAGGAATCGTGCATACAAGGATTCCAGGTTGAAGATGAGCAGGTTGAGGAGGAGCTTGAATGCGAAGAGTACGAGTACGAAGGAGAAACGTACGGCTTGGCATCCGACGGAGACCTCTACACCCAAGATGGCGAACATGTCGGAAAAGTTGTCGATGGCGAGGTCATCTTCAACCGCGCCGCAGTTGCTTCCAATCGTCGCTAAATCAGATACAATCAGAATTTGAAACTGATGTGAGGTAAAGGTAAGTATGTAAAAAGGTAAGTATTTTTTTTAACTTTACTTATTTTTAATAAAAAAATATAAATTGATTAAACCTATGTCTATAATCAAGTTTTTAGTAGACTAACTAACATATTATTATATGAAGAAAAATCCAAGCAAACGATGCAATCATGGTGTGGACAGACCTCTCTTTTTTTATTTCCTAATTACCATAAACTTTTTAAATTTATTTTATTTTTAATATATATATAATTATATATATATATATATATATATAATATAATAAAACATAAAACAAACAAAAAGTATGGGAGCATCAACCTCATCCTCATCCCCTCCATCATCCCCTTTCAAACAAAGATTAAATGTATCACCCGAAGAACCAAAAGTTGCTTTTAACGAATCTTGTCAAAAATTAATAGATTTGTATTCAAATCGTAAAATTGCAGGTTATACAATATCAATGAATCCAGAAGAATGGAACAAATTGATTGATGAAGTATACAATGCTATTAGTGAAATTGAAATCAGTGATGTATTAAGAATAAGAGATAAAATTGCAAACATTGACTTTTTAATTAGAGAAAACAAAGTGAATAGTGTACAACAAATGACTATTATGAAAAAAGGTTTAGAAGAACAAATAAAGGGTATAACAAAAATGTATGATGATGAAAAAGAAAAATCAAAAAAATTTGTATCTGAAACAATTGACTATTTTAAACAAACTTGTGATGAAGATGCATTAAGAATTCTTTATAATTTAGGTTATTTTTTACAAGATGGAAAGATGGTGCCATTTTTTACAATGAAAGAATACAAAGCAAACGGAAAAGATAAAAATGTTTTATTAAAATATGTAGATGCAAAGATAAATCATTATTATGCAGCGGAACTTGCTCCTGAACTAAATATAGAATGGAGTGGAGGAAGTAAAAAACGACGACATAAAATGAAATATTCGCATTCGCGTCGTCGTTCATCAAAATATTATTCGCATTCACGTCGTTCATCAAAACGTCATTTAAATAAATAAAATAAACCATTTCAAACTCTCATAAATGCCCCAGTTTTTCGAGTTTTATTTCCTTTTTTAGCATTTGAATTATCTTTTATTCTTCTTGACTTTAGTTTCAATTTCGATGCATGTCGTTTATGTTTTAATGTGGCGCGATGTTTATGATGACGACTCGACTTGTGTGATTTATTTTTATTTTTAAAAAATAATTTAATATAAAATAATATTTTATCTCCCATTTTTTTATAACCTGAAATTACATTTTCATTAGCATGTATATATGCATTGGACTTATCTGGCGTATTCAATAAAATAAAATTTGATTCATGTAAATTTAATTTTGTATTTGATTCATTGGCATCATTATTTACTCCCATTCTTTTTTTTATGTATATACTGAATTTCTCTCTATTTTGAGGAAGGATATTTTTTCCAAGGGCGCTTTCGAGATAACGTTTTATAAGTGTCGACGTGGCAAGTGTTTCAACATATGGTTTAATGTTGATGTACAAGACATTTTGGTGTCGCATTCCCGGGTGATTCAAGTCATCAACAAAACAAATTTCAGATGTTTTCGGAATATGTGCTATTCGAACAAGGTCTTCATATGTTTTATTTTGCGTTGTTCGTCCTTCTTGCACAATTTTTCCATTCACTTTATATGCCGCAATGATTTGGTCAAATACTTGGGTTCCAATCTTGTAATCAAAATATTTCGAAATATTTTCAACCCATGAACGAGGCCCTTGATTATTTGTGTATATTATTATTCCTTTACAAACGCCTTCTCTTTTTTTTTCAGAAACATATTTTAAAATTTCAATCATATTTGGACGAATGAATTCAGGGTATAAATCTAAAAGTTCATTAAAATTATCAAACACGATTCGAGAGAAGTCATTATAATGGTTATTAAGTGCATCAATAAATGCTCCAAATTGGGAAAAGTAGCCCAGCGTTTCATCAACATCAAATACTGCATATTTTCCATCTAAATTCGAACCTCCTATTTCCATGATTTTATTTATATGTTTTGTGGTTTTGTGTAGTGTTTCCGACTTTGTAATGTCTATTAATATATGCATATAAAATATTTTCTACGCATATATTTATTTATTATACAACTAGAACAATCTAGAAATATCTCTTAAACAACACTTTTACTCTATATTTTTTATGTCTATTTTTAGGTTTTTCAATGTGCGCATCGATGTCTTTTTTACCCCATCCATAGTATTGCGCGTAAACGTCCTTTGTCAAATCAAAATCCTCAACTGGTTGATATTCGTTGTCAAGCATTAAATACACATATTTTTGACCTACCGCGTATGGATATGGAACTGCATTATTTCCCACCGGCGAATAATATTTTTCAATAACATCTCCATCTTTTGTTTTAAAAGAACGAATTCCGTCACCTATGTATGTGTACTCATCCTTTCCCGTTTGTAAAAGTATGGTGTTCCCTCTTCCGCTTCCTTTTTCCAAATCATAATCGGGATCATTCAGTTCATTGTCTCCAACAAAAATTTTAATATATTTTGAATCCATAATTTTGCCTTGTATTTCGTACTCATTCGTTTCCTTGTCATAGTGTTGATTGTAAACGCCAACGTGTCCGGCATAATCAAATACTATAAAAGGCGGTGCGCCATTATCCACTATTTCGTAAATATGTTTTGGTTTAACTTTTTCGTTAAAAATTCCAGGTGGTATGCATTTCAAAAAACTTGAAACGTTTACCGGTGCAAATGATGATTTTTTATATGTGTATTTATAAAATGGAGGCGAAGTTCGTTTTAAATCTGTAGAACAACTAGATATTTTTTTTACAGTTGTTTCGGTCTTAGTTGCCGTTTTTGCCGTTTTTGCCGTTTTTGCCGTTGTTTTTATCCATTTATATATTCCATTCTTGTCGGCTTTAGATGCATATGTTCCGCCATCATTTCCCTTCATTGTTTTACCAGGACAATCCGTTGCAGAATAAGGAGGAGAACCGCGCAAACGATATTTTTTAGTTTTTAATTTAATACATTTTTCTTTTTCCATTCACTTGTATAAATTAAATTATAAATTTAATTAATGTATATATATATATACTAAATAAATATACTAATAATAATTAAAAAAATAAAAAGATAAACAAACCAACAATATGAAACGTCGAATTCGTCTAAACGCACAAGACTATAAGAAAATTTTAGAATATTATAAACTGAAAATACCCACAAGGTCAACTCTAAGAAATTTAAAAAAACGAGCCGAAAAAGTTCTCGTTGAAAAAATATGCAACTGTACTAAAAAACTTAAAAGTCAAATGAGAGAAACAAAAACAATCGGCGTTTGCGCAAACAGCGTATTAAAGAAAAAGAAATTAATTTATCATCGTTTTACGTGTAAAAAACCGTCCCATTTTATTCCCGTTTCTGCACGATATAATTCGTTGCATAAAACTGTATAGATAGTTAGTTTAGTTAACAGTGCGTAGCATCATAATATTTTTTCACTTTGTCTCCATATTCTGAAATATTAATATTCATATTTGAAAATTTTGAACCAAAAATAGTATCTTTTTTATTTTCACCAATATCACGAATTTTACTATTATTACCTACATTACCGACGTTACCGCCATTACTATTTGAATTTGCATGTAAGTGCATATGCGTTGCGCGTTCTTCTACAATTTTGTTTGCAACTACTTCTAAATATGTTTTTAATTTATCAATATTGTGAGCGCTTTTTGCCGACACTATTGAAATGTAAATAAATTGAGTTTGTTCTAATATGTGGTTCGGTATTTCAAACTTGGTATTCAAATCATATTTATTAAAAATAAGGAATAGTTTAAAATGAGGTAAAAAAAGTTTTTTATTATTTTCAATATATTTACTCCATTTTATAAATTGTTCGTCGATATTCTTTTCAATGTCAACGACAATTATAATCATTTCAGCACCTCGTGCATACATTGGAAGAAGCGAATAAAACCGTTCTTGTCCGGCCGTGTCCCACATTTCAATCTTTAGATTTTTATTAATACTATACATCATATACGCTGCACCAATTGTTGAACTATTATTTACGTTGAAAATATTATTTACCATTCTTTGAACAATGCATGTTTTACCAGCAGCCGAATTTCCAATAAGTACCAATTTTATTTTTGCAACTGTATTATTATCACTCAAATTATTATACATTACTATATTATATAACGATATAATGTATAATAATTTTAGTATTTAGAAATGTAAATGTGTTTTGAAATAATTATAAAAAATAAAAAATTGAAATAAAAAGAATAAGATGTTTACATATTACATTACATATACCAATACATAATACATTTATAATACATGTACACGGAAGCATTCAACGACAAATATACAATTTCAATTGGAAAAACACAAGAACAAAATCAGGCTCTTTTATCACGTACAAAAAAAACAAACCAAAATGCACTATGGTTTCATGTCGGAAATGGCTTCTCAAGTCCGCATGGTGTTTTAATTGATAATACAAAACATACAGCAACAAAATATGACAAGGATGCAATTATACGAGCAGCCTGCCTTGTTAAACAGTTTTCAAAAGAATCAATTAGGTCTCTTCACGCAATAACGGTGGAATATATTCCCATAAAATATGTCGAAACAACCGTTATTCCAGGACTAGTTCACCTAAAAAAAAACCCAAATAAAATTGTAATATGATGATATTATTATATTATTATTATTTATTTTTAGCTAAATAATCGAATACTGACAGGATTATCTCTTCTTGATTGCTAAGTTTTTGAAAAAGAAGCACTTCATCAAGTTTTAGTTGAAATATTTTTCGAAAATGATTTCTGCAAAGAAGATGAACACCTGTCCCAAGTATTTTAACCTCGCAAATGAAGCCGCCATTTTTTAAAATAATGTCACTGTCATTTCGATTTCGATTATTTTTAGAAGTTAGCGGTATGTATCGAATAAACGCGCCGTGTTGTATGTCTTGCAGCTCTTCAACATACCTGTAATCTCCTAGCTTGAGCAACATTGATTCCAACTCCTCATCATTCATGCCAAGGCGCTGAAGCATGTTGTATTTCATATTATTTATTTTATCATATGTTAATTTAGATATTGACAAATTTCTATCATTGTCAAGACTGTGTAAAATATCTTCAATATTCATTTTATTGTCAAACGAATCTGATTTTGACATAATATATATAGTATATATATACATTATATATACCATACCATATCTATTATGTTTATTTATTAATATAATCATTACAATGTCTTCTTCTGGTTCTTCTTGTTCTTCTTGTTCTTCTCGTTCTTCTCATTCTTCTGTTTTTGTTAGTTCTGTTTCCTTGTACTCCTGTTCTTCCTGTTCTTCCTCTTCTTCCTCCTAATGGTCGGTGTATTTCAACAGGTTGTAGTTCTATGGCAATATTTCTAAGTCTAACAAATTCTTCTCGAAGCCTTTTTTTTTCAGCAGTGTCTTCCGGAAGAAAAACAAGTCCGTCGTCGCTACGGACAGCTTCAAGTCGTATCATTTTATCTGCTACAAGACGCAAATTGGCTACAGCTTCTTCGAAAGGGGATTCAGGAGGTTGTAAAAATATTTGAGCTTTTTCGGGTTCTTGGCCTGCTGCTGCTGCTCCTTCTTTTATTGCCAATGCTAATTTTAAGGGACCACCTGTGTACAATCCTGTTTTTGAAAACCAATTATCTATTTTTTCATTCTTGTTAAATTGTGCAAGAGCAGGAGGATTATCTGCCAATAGTAACTTTGAATTTTTAGGAGTCGACATGCTTTCAAAAGTCAGTAACCCATTTGTATCTAAGTTGATAACGCCGTACTTATAATAAAATATTGCTTGTTTGAAAAATCTTAATACAGCATCTAGGTCAAATTTATCTAATGAATTTATAGGTATAGGAGCAATATTATTTATATCAAATGACGGAAGTTGCTCTCCTGTTATTTTCTCCCGAATCTTTTCTTTTAATAAATTATTTATATGTAGCTCGCCAAGTTGTTCCACGCAGAGCGGTTGTCCTAATCCAACATTTACAATAATACGTAAATTATTAAATGCTACAGTCATTAATTCGCCATTCACTTTAACAACTCTACCATGCACATTTTGAATATTCCTAAGTATTAGTGAAATTCCTAAAATATCAACGAAAGATGGAGCCTTCATCAAACTACCAGTATTACCACTAAACCGTTGATGAACGCATGATATTGGGCTGTTTTCTTGATAATATTGATATAATTCACAAAATCTACTAAATTCTGTAAATAAACCAGTTTGTTTATCAAGAATATTAAAATTATAGGTTTTTCCTTTAACTACTTCATTAACTGCAAAATGAGTGGATGAATTATCGATGGTAAGTAAAACGCCTTCATATTCAAACGGACCCGCACCCCCTTTCATTGCATAGGATTTGGATTTTTTCTTTCCTATTTTTTTTTTCATTTATATAAATATCTATATATATATTTTTATTTTTATTTTT